GGCGCAGGCCATGCAGGCGACCATCGACCGCCGCCCGGCGCACCTGGCCAATCACAACTATCTGCGGCATACGGCCTGGGAGATGTCAGCGGGCCTGGCCGCCGAAGCAGAGCGCCAGCGCGAGGCAGCGGCAAAGCACCGGGTGCACATCCCCGATCGGGATGACGATGCTCCCGCTAGCGAGGATGAGCGGGCGAAAGTCAAGAAGATGTTCGACCTTTTCAAGAGGACCTTATGACCAATTGGGGGAAAGGGGGAAACATGGGTGATGTACTAAGGGTGCGTGGACGGTATGAGAGTGCCGGTACCACCCGGCAGCGGCTTGCAGAGCAAGCTGTGGCAATATCTGACCGTCTGTCGGGAGGGGGATGCTTCCCGATTCGTGATCTGGCGAATGATCTGGGCATCAGTGTCAGGTCAGTATACAGGTGGCTCGAATCATTCAGCAGTTGCCTGGATCTACGCATAGAGGCGGGAGTCATCATCGTCGGGAAGCGGGATTTGCATATAATCTAAGAAATTTGCTCACCGTGACCTATGTCGTTCTGGGATTATCAATCCGTCCGCCCCTCTTTCGCGAGGGGCTTTTCTTTTGCAAGGGAAAAATGACATAAAAAATCGAACAAATTCAGCCTATTGGGAAAAAAGTGAATAAAGCCAAATTTGCTGTGCCAACCCGTGTCACAGCGGTGTGCTAGCGTGCCCTCGAATCACATCAACATACCCCTTCCCCACGGGTGGGCGCGCTTCCCCGCGCTCACCCCATCCAGGCGGGGGCAATGGCAACGATGACACAGCCGCGCGACGCGCGAAGTAACCAGGAGCCGCGAAGGATGCGGCAACACGGCCGGGGAGAACCAAGTGGATACACCGGAGGCTGCAATGTGTAGCGTGCCTCGTCTCCCCTCTCAGGTTCGTACTCCCCGGCCGCCCCAAACCTCACCCTAATCATCGGGAGGATTGCATGGATGATAAATTTCTGCAGGCCGTCGAAAAGACCCTCGGTTTCGAGGGCGGGTATGCGAACGACCCGGCAGATCCGGGAGGCGAGACGAACTTCGGCATATCGGCGCGAGCCTATCCGCACCTCAACATCAAGGCACTCACGAAACAGGCGGCTATCGAAATTTACTACCGCGATTACTGGCAGGCGACAGGGTGCGACCTTATCGGCAACCCGGATGTCGCGGGGATGGTCTTTGACATGGCGGTCAACATGGGACCGGGGATGGCCGTGCGAATCCTCCAGCGGACCCTCAACCGGATTGGCCCCGATGACCTTGCCGAAGATGGCAAGCTTGGCATCAAGTCGCTGGAGGCGACAAATGAATTCCCCCAACCGGCGCTGCTGGCTGCAGAGCTGAAACTCTCCCGGGTAGCCTACTACCTCGATCTGGCGATTAAAAAGGGCATGGGCAGATTCCTGGCCGGCTGGGTGCGGCGGGCACTCGCATAGGAGGAACGGCGGATGGGCATTTTAAGCGCGGTTGAAGTGGCTCTCGGGATTGGCGGGAAATTGATCGATCGGCTGTTCCCGGACCCGGAGCAGAAAGCGAAGGCGCAATTGGAGCTCATGAGGCTCACTCAGGATGGCGAGCTGAAAGAGTTGGAGCTGTCCATGTCGGCGATTGTAGCGGAGGCAAAATCGGCCGATCCGTGGACATCCAGGGCGCGGCCCACGTTTCTGTACGTAGTCTATGTGATGATCCTTGCGAGTATCCCCATGGGAATCCTCAGTGCTTTCAAGCCAGACCTGGCCGTCTCCATCGCCAAAGGCATGCAAGCTTGGCTGTCTTCAATCCCGGACGGCCTATGGGCAACGTTTGGCATCGGGTATTCGGGGTATTCCATTGCTCGGTCGTGGGACAAGAAGTCAACGGCTGCCACGAAGAAATAATACTCGGCGAATAATAGTCGGCGGAGGATGGACGCATGGAGCACCTGGGCATTGGGTTGGACGGCATTCTCAAGCTCGTATCGAACTTCGGGATACCGGGGCTGGTGCTCATCCTCTGGTATCTCAGCGATAAGTCTCATGAGCGTACTCTCCAGAGTTACCGGGAGGATACGACTCAACAGCGAAAAACCTATGAAGACGGCCTCAAGGAAGTCCGCGACATGTACGAGCACAACGTACTGCTCGTCAAAGATTATGCATCTCTGGCCAGGGACCTGAAAGACATCATTGTCATGAACACGCAAACTCTCACGCGCGTTTGCGATGACATCAACCGCAACCAGTATTGCCCGGAGGTGAGGCGCACTCAAGGGAGGCAGGGATGAACCAGGAGATACTTGCGGCACAGGGACGCATCGCGAACCTGCGCCTGGCAGTCAAACGGATCGAACTCGAAATCGAGGACCACCGGCAGGGGTTAAAGATGCTCACGGCCCCTTTGCCAGCGCCACAGGATTATGACGCCGAACGCATCCCGCTCAAGGCTGCTCAACTGGCCTCCTGCGTATTGCAGCTCCGCGCGGTGCTGGCGGAAATGGCAAAACTCCGTGCTGAATACGGGATCGCCGAATGAATCACCGGGAGCTAGTCCTATCGGCGCGGAAGAAGGCTAAACATGCCTTCCTGTCGCTCCCCGAGGAGCTGCAGGATGAGATTGTCGACGGGCTCGACGCCCAGGCGCTCACCCTGGAGGCTGCCCGGGACATGGTGCGATCGCGCGGATACTCGCTGAGCCACGAGGCGATAGCGGGCTACTACCGCGCGGTGCGGCGGGAGAGACGGCTCCATGATGCGAGCCAGGAGCTCACGAGGATCGTGGCCGATTTTGCTGCTCAACCCTACGAGGAGAGCCTGAAAAGTCTCACCAACCTGGTAATCGCGATGGCCACGGCCGGGCTCGCCGATGGGACGGTGGGGATCAAGGATATCGACCTCGGGAAATTGGTCAAGGCCGTTCAGCCGGCAGAGCCGAAGGCGGCCGCGAAACCCGATGAAGCGCCGGCGAAAGCACAACCGGAGAAGGCCGCCGAGGCGCCCGCGCCTGCAAAGACCGGGGGGCTCACGCCGGAAACGGCCGAAGAAATCAGGCGCCAGATCCTGGGGATCAAACCATGAGGCCGAACGCAAACGTGCCTTATGCCCTGCTCCCCTACCAGCAGGCATGGATCGCCGACCGGGCGCAGGTCAAGGTGTGCGAAAAGTCGCGGCGCGTGGGACTCTCCTGGTGCGAAGCGGCGGATGATGCCCTTCTTGCCGCACGCGGGGACGGCATGGACGTCTGGTACATAGGGTACAACAAGGACATGGCCCTTGAATTCATAAACGACGCGGCGTTCTGGGTGAAATCCTATGCCCTGGCGGCTGCCGAAATGGAAGAGATCGTGGTGGAGGATGTAGACAAGAGCATCCTCGCCTATCGCATCCGCTTTTCGTCCGGCCATCGTGTGACCGCGCTTTCGAGCCGGCCGAGCAATCTCCGCGGGAAGCAGGGCAAAGTGGTGATCGATGAGGCCGCCTTCCACGATGACCTTCCGGGGCTGCTGGATGCGGCCATCGCACTCTTGATGTGGGGAGGGCGCGTCGTGGTGATATCGACCCATTTCGGTGACGACAACTGTTTTAACGAGCTCATCGGCGACATCCGCGCCGGCAAAAAACCATACAGTCTGCACCGGATCACCCTCGATGACGCCCTCGCCCAGGGGCTCTATCGACGCATTTGCCTGAAGCTCGGCCGGGATTGGACAGCCGAAGGCGAATCCGCATGGCGTCGGGAGCTCGTCGAGTCATATGGAGAGGCCGCGGACCAGGAGCTCTTCTGCATTCCTTCGAAAGGCACCGGCGTCTATCTCCCCCGCGCCCTGGTGGAGGCATGCATGGACCCGGAGATCCCCGTCCTGCGGTGGAGCTGCAAAACTGAATTCGCAGAGGCGCCGGAGGAGATCCGCAAAGAGGCGGCAGAAACCTGGTGCGAAGAGCATCTTCGGCCGATCCTGGAGGGGCTCGATCCCAACGCGAGCACATGCTGCGGAGAGGACTTCGGACGTTCCGGGGACCTCACGGTGATCGTCCCCCTGCAGGAATCCCGAAAGCTCACCTATCGCGCACCCTGCGTCATCGAGCTCCGCAACGTCCCCTTCCGCCAGCAGGAACAGGTCCTTTTCCACCTGACAGATCGCCTCCCCAGGTTCAGCGGTGCTGCATTGGATGCCCGCGGGAACGGGCAATACCTGGCCGAGGTTGCCATGCAGAGATACGGCGCATGGCGGATCCAGCAGGTGATGCTCACGACCGAATGGTATCGGGACAATATGCCCAGGTACAAGGCGGCGTTCGAAGACGGGGCGATAACTCTCCCCAGGGACGCGGACATCCTGGATGATCACCGAGCGATCAAAATGGAGAAGGGCATCGCCCGGCTCCCCGAAGGGTATCGGGGCAAGGGCCGGGACGGCGGGCAGAGACATGGAGATGCGGCCATCGCGGGCGCTATGGCCTGGTATGCGGCGACGCAGATCGACGCCGGCCCCATTGAATTCAAGGGGACCGGCGTCGAGCGGGCGCATGTGGGGACGGAGAATTTTTAGGAGTTATGACGGTTTGGGCCCACGCTTTGCGGGGCGCCAGTCCAGGAGACTGGAGATGTTGACCATATGATCGCGACCAGCTTTGCGAGCTTTGATGGCTCCATCCAGCACGAGCTGCCTGATCCTGGCATCCGTCACGCCGAGGATTTGAGCCGCTTCGACGGTCGTGACCGTCTCGCGCTGATGTGCCCTGGTCACAGCCCATTCGCATTTGGGGTCGTGATGCTCGGCCAGGGCGGCCCATCCCTCGTCATCATCTTCGGGGGGGATGACTTCGCAGGGCTCTCCCATGTGCCTCGTGTCCTGGTTGATGATGGGGACATCCCTATCGCAGTAGATGCAGTGTTGATGGTCGTCCATGATGGCCTCCTAATCTCAGGTTGTGTTGCGCGGCATATCTACTCTGTTGGATATAGATTTACGCCAGCGTAAGCTAATTGTCAAGAGAAAAATTAACGCTAGCGTAAAATAATTGGGGATAAAAATGGCCGAAGAAAACCTGCGAAAGCCGATTGTGGAAGAAGTCGCGACCGTCGAGAAGGACATCGACATCTTTTCGGGCTGGCTTACGAGGCTGGAAAATCCGGACGCCGTCCTGCGGTCCGAGAGCGCCGGCCGCGGGGTGCGGCTGTACGAGGAACTTATCCGCGACTGGCAGGTATTCAGCCAGCTCCAGGTTCGGGCCGGGACACTCCAGAGCTGCGAATGGCAGGTCGAACCGGCGAGCGATCGGCGCGCCGATACCAAGATCGCGGACTTTGTGCAGCGCGTGCTCAAGGAGGCCAACTACGATCGACTGTCAACCGATCTCATGCAGGCTGTGCTCACTGGATACAAGCCCGTCGAGATCATGTGGGAGATATCCGGGAGCGAAGTATGGATCCGCGAGTTTCGCGGGCGAAGGCCGAGCCGGTTTGTGTTCGACGTCGAGGGCAACCTCCGGCTGCTCACCCCTCAGAACACATGGGACGGCGAGGCGCTGCCGGCGCGTAAATTCATCGTCTGGACATACGGGGGACATGACCATAACCCCTATGGCCTCGGCCTCGGGCACCAGCTCTACTGGCCTGTCTGGTTCAAGAAGAACGGCGTGAAGTTCTGGATGGTCTTTGCGGAGAAGTTCGGCAGCCCAACGGTGATCGGGAAGTATCCGGCCGGAACCGCGGATGCCGACAAGGACAAGCTGCTCGATGCCATCTCTGCGATCCAGCAACAGACGGGGATACGCGTCCCGGACACGATGGTGATCGAGCTCCTGGAGGCGGCGCGCACAGGTACGGTCACCTATGGGGACCTCTGCAATTATTTCGACCGGGCCATCTCGAAAATCCTCCTCGGCCAGACGCTCACGAGCGAACCCGGGGACAGCGGATCGTACAGCCTCGGCAAAGTCCATGATGGAGTGCGCCTGGACATCCTCAAATCCGATGCGGACAGCATGTGCGAGATGCTCAATCGCACCGTGATCCGCTGGCTCGTGGACTACAACTTCCCGGCCGAGGGCCGGACGGATTACCCCCGTGTCTGGCGGCGCACCGAGCCCGAGACGGACTTGGTGGCCCTGGCAAACCGGGACAAGGTGATCCTCGTGGATATGGGCATGGGGGCGCGGGTGCCTGAGAGCTACATCAGCGATACCTATGCGCTGCCGCTCGCCCAGCCGGGTGAGGCGGTGATCGGGCTGCCTCAGCGAGCGCAGCCAGGGATGGCGGAGGGGATGCAGGCGCCGGGCGCGCAGAGCGGGGCCGCTCAGGATAAGGACGCCGGCGAGGAGACCGCGTTTGCCGAGGGGGATAAGCGGCGGCTCGGCCAGGCGGATTTGGACCGCATGGCCGCAGCGGCGGCGGCCAGGGGGCAGGATGCCATCGATATTTTGCTCAAGCCCGTGCTTGAATTCGTGGAAAAGGCCGAGAGCTTCGAGGCGATAGGCGAGCGACTGTATGGGTTGTACCCGCAGCTCGACCGGGATCGCTTTCAAGAGCTCCTGGCCCGGGCGATGTTTGCGAGCAGCTTGACGGGCTACGGATCCGCGCGGGGAGGGAGTAGCGATGCCTGAGGTCCTTCCCTTCGATCTGCCGTTCCAGGAGGCCATAGACTATTTCAAGGCAAAGGGCATCGAGATTTCTCCCGACTCCTGGCGCGACGTCTGGCAGGCCGCCAATGCACGTAGTTTTACGGTCGCACGGGTTACCTCAGCGGACGTCCTCGGGGACATCAAAGCTGCGGTCCAAAAGGCGGCCGATGAAGGCATGAGCCTCGGCGATTTCAAAAAGTCTCTCCGGCCAACTCTGGAAGCGCGCGGATGGCTGGCGCCCGAAGGTGAAAAAGCCATCACCATCGGTCCAGATGGAGAGCACATAAAGCGGCTCAATGGCTGGAGGCTGGATACGATCTATCAGACCAACCTGCAGGCGGCGTATTCGGTCGGGCGCTATCAACAGATGACGGAGACAGCCCAGACCCGTCCCTACTGGCAGTACATGGCGATTATGGACAGCCGCACGCGCTATGAGCATGCGGCCATGAACGGCAAAGTCTATGACTATCGCCATCCATTCTGGAACGAATGGTATCCGCCGAATGGATTCAATTGCCGCTGCTATGTGAAGGCTTTGAGCGGCGAGGACCTTGCCGAGAGAAATCTCTCGGCCGAGACAAAAGGCGTGAATGTCCATCCCGACGATGGTTGGAATTACAACGTCGGAGAGGCAGGGCTTGCCACAGGATGGGACCCGAACGGAGGCCTGCCTGATTGCGTGTTCGCGGAATTTGCAGCGGGAGCCGGCGGTTGCATCACCATCGTGCCCGGGCAGCGGAACTGGAAGGACCAGGGGCGTCCGGACCTGCGCGCGGTGAGCGATGAGTTGCGAATTCAAGCCCCCTCGCTGCTCCCTGCCGGAGCGACGCCGGAAGAAGCGATCGAGATCCTGATGCAGGCCCTTGGGATGACGGCCGGCGCTAACAAGGTGATCGCGAGTCCCATAGAGGAAATCATCCTGAGGCCGGAACTGCTCGCCCATATGGTCGCGAAACGCTCAGATGCCAGGGAACGTTATGCGAACTTCATCCTTCCTACTCTGACATCGCCCTTCGAGATCTACCTCACTGAATATGACGACGGCTGGAGAGAACGCTATATCGGTCTATTCCAGGGTCCGAACGATCTCATGGTGATGGTGAGGCTGGATAAAGATGGGGGACTCTTTTGGAATTTCATGCAGGCCCGGGACAAGAAAATGAACACGCACCGGATAGGGCAATTGTTATGGCCGAAATAAAAATGTCGGTCAAGGCGTCCCGTCCCGTAGATCCTTGGGTCGCTACGGAACCCTTCATGCGATTAAGCGCCCAAGCGCATCGCAATCTCGACCTTGCCGACACTGCAAATATAGGCCGGAAACGGTTGCAAGTCAAGGGAATCCAAACTCAGGGGGAACCATGAAAAACCTCGAAATCTTCAAACCCGGCAAGCACATGGCCATGTCCGGAACGGTCCTCTCCTTCAGCGAGGCGGACCTTGAAGCGTCGGCCAAAGCCTATGACCCGGGCATCCATGAAGCGCCCATCGTGGTCGGTCATCCCAGGGCGGACGCGCCGGCCTACGGCTGGGTGAAGGCGCTGAGCTGTGCCGATGCGCGGCTCCTGGCGGAACCTCACCAGGTGGACCCCGCCTTCGCGGAGCTGGTGCGCGAGGGGAAGTACAAGAAGCTCTCGGCTTCGTTCTATCTTCCGGACGCGCCGCAGAATCCCGTCCAGGGCGTCTATTACCTGAGGCATGTGGGTTTTCTAGGGGCCATGCCCCCGGCTGTGAAGGGGCTCAAACCCGCTTCCTTCGCGGACTCCGAAGAGGGCATCGTGGAATTCGGCGACTGGAACGATCGGGTTTCGGCGCGCCTCTGGCGGGGCATGAGGGAATGGATCATCGCAAAATTCGGCATCGAGGAAGCGGACAAGGTCATCCCGAGCTACAGCGTCGAGGACCTGGAGACGGCCGCGGCGGCCCCCGCGGAGGATAGCGGAATGGCGCCCATGCCGGCCTATTCAGAGGATCACGAAACGGTTCAACCACCCGCAAAGGAGAAAACAGTGGCAACAGCCGAAGAACTGGCCGCCAAAGAGGCGGAACTGAAACAGAAGGAAGTCGAGTTTGCCGAGCGCGAGGAGAAGATCCGGAAAGCCGAGATTGCCGCCCGCCATGCCGGCCATGTCGCGTTCGTGGAAGGACTCGTGAAGGAAGGAAAGCTGCTCCCGCCACAGAAGGACCATGCGGTGGTGCTGCTGGATTTCGCAGCGGACGTCGAAGGACAGACGGTGGCATTCGCCGAGGGGACACTCCCGCCCCTGCAGGCGCTCAAGGACTTCCTGGCCGCACAGCCGAAAGCGATCGAATACGCCGAAGTGGCCACGCAGGCGAAGGATCCCGGAAAGGGCGGCGCTGCCGAGAAGCTCGATGCGCTCACCCGGGAGAAGATGAAAGCGAAGCCGGAGCTCGGCTTCTCGGTGGCTTTCGGCGAGGTCCAGGCCGAGCATCCCGAGCTTGCCCGGGAGTACGCGGACACGATGAGGGGTTAAAAATCTATCCGTCCCGGCGCGGAGGCCTCCGCGCCGGGCAAAGAGGAGCCAAACAGATGGCGACAGAAAACAGGATTCTCGATCTGGCCTTCCCTGCCGCGGAGGATCTCACGAGCGATCAGTACAAGTTCGTGGTGCTCGCCTCGGACGGAACGGTGCGCAGGCCGGACAGCGAAGCCGAAGTGGCACTGGGGATTTTGCAGAATGCTCCCGCGGCCGGCGAAGCGGCAGCGGTCCGGATTCTCGGGGTGTCCAAGCTCGAAGTGAATGCAGCCCTGGGGATCGGGACGTTCGTGATGCAGGAATACGTGAGCGCGACGGATGCCGGCAAGGG